TATTAGGCATACCTAAGAACTTCGCAAGGTCTATTGCTTCAGTGCCTTTCTTAGATTTCTGTAAAAGATCAATAGCGTCTTTAACAGAAATTGATTTAGCTTGAACTAATTCACCAAGTTCAGAATCTTGGTTCATAATGTACTTTGTACCTGCATTCAAGGCAATCTGGGCTTCTTCTTTTTGACGTGCCGCTTCACGAATAGCCTGTTGTTTTTCATTAAATACAGACGATGCGGCTGTAATGTCACCTGAAAGTTTAGACAAAGTCTCTGCAGGGGCACCGGCTTCCTTAAGACGAGTATAGGTCTCAGCCATGTTCTGAATGTTACCGGGTTGATAACTAGAAGCAATTTGGTCTAATTCTTCAGCTTGCTGTAGCTCTTCATCAGGCCCACTAAAGAGATTCCTAAGGGCTAACCCAATAGCGGCACCTGATTGGCCAAAGCCGGTACGGCGTCGATTAAGAAAATCCTGTTGTTGTCTAAGACGCTCTGCGGCAACTTGTTGCGGCGTCTTCATTCCGAATAGAGAATATACTGTGTCTGGTTTTGCCATTTTTAACTCCAAGGACTCCAACCAAATCTATTAAACATAAACTGATCGGCTCCGTTTGCAAATAAACCTTGATCTTGTGCTCTTAACATATTAGTCTGTGTACTGCCAAAAACATTAGTGCCGTAAGTAGCCGCAGTTGACATATTACTCACGGCGTTGGCTTTGGGACAAAGGCTGTTATTAAATTACCAAAGAAATCAGCATTCTGACCACGTTGTTCTTGTTCTATTTGAGCTTTAGTAGTATAAGGGGCTATTTCCATATTAGCCGCGCCCAATGACGCCGCCGCACGAGCTTGCTCTGCAGAGAGCCCAAGTGACATGAGGTTATTTTCGACCTGAGCAAGGTTAAGACCTGCCCCAAGCATACTGTTAGCCATTCCAATAAGAGACTGTTGTTCTCCGTAGGCTTGCTGACGGGCTAAAGGAGCTAACTGTGCAAGTGTTTGTTGTTGTTGACGACCTAACCCAAGAGCATCTGGTTGAACCATGCCTGAGCCTGTCCCTAATCCCTGTGACTCTCCTGCTAGTCGTAGACCTAATCTACCACTACCAAAGAGTCTGTTTTGAAGTTGTGTGGCTTGTTCTTCAAAAGCGGGGGTTAGAAGATTAGCTTGCTCTTCAAAAATTTCTGCGGCCCTAACATCTGGATCAAATTCAGTCGCTAGGCCAAAAAGTGACCCTGCTCCAGTCGTTGCTTGAGTCAATATTTTTTGAAGTGGGCTTGTTAATGTTGTGCGATATTGACCAGTTGTAGGGTCATACGCCGTGCTCCCGGTACTTGTTGTTACCGTATATGGATTAAAACGAGCACCGGTGCCTAACTCTCTCGCACGAGCAACAGCTTCTCCGGCAGTGCCTGCACCACCTTTTCCAAATAAGGCGTTAGTGATACCGCCTATGATATTACCCATTTGTATATCTCCACATAGGTCTATCTATTCCATCATCACAATGCAGTGTTTCCACGTACTTGTATCCAATTGACTGAGCAAACTTTTCTAACTTAGGGTTGTCACTCAAACAGTAAAAAGGTTGACCATGCATCATCTGCAGTAGTCCTTGTACTTGTACTAATTCTTTTTTAATTGCAGGAGTCCACTTCCGAACATCCATATGTATCCAAGTTCTATCTGCAAACCGTTCAAAGTAAATCGTGTATGCAGGTTGTATTGCTACTGGTGTTTTGATCACTTATTCGCCAATAACCATCCAATAAATATATGCAGAATATGAACCTGTATCTTGATGACATCTTGCCCATACTCGTATTTGAGATGTAGTTAATGACTCGACACCCGCATAGATGTTGTCACTCGTTAATGTCGTTGCTTGAGCGTGGTATACAGCGGAAAATGACACAGGTAATGAATCAGTTTCTTCAGCCCTACTTCCTTGTGAGTATGCACCGCCAGTAAAACTCAAATTTGAAGTCCTGCCCCAAGCCACCTTCATACCATTAGGTAGAATTAAATAACCGGACACACCATCATTAAATGTTCCTGTATCAACATATTCATTAATTGCGTCACGTACAAAAGCAGTTGTTGCAATTCTTGTTGAATCATCAGCTACTTCTTGTGTTGTAGTAGTTGGATTACCACCAAGAGCTACATCATCTGCAATCTTTGCAGTTGTTACTGCATCATCTGCAAGTTGTGTAGTACCAATAATACCTGTTTGTAAAATAGCATCTTGCACAAAAGCCGTAGATGCAACTTGAGTAGTATCTGTACTTGCCGCCGCTGTCGGGGTAGTCGGTGTCCCTGTTAGCGCAGGAGAATTAGAGTCTGCCTTAGAATTGATTGCTGTTTGAATTGCATTTAACTCATCGTCAATCTCTGTACCCTTGACAACCTTCAATGGATTACCTGTTAGCAAGGCATCCTTAGAGGCAAAGTCTGTTGATTTAGTATATGAACTCATTAGATTGTCCTACCTTGTTTAACATAGACGTCCATCTTTTGAATTGACAAAGCACCACCATTCAGGTCTGCTTCAAATCCTAATTGTAATACTGATCCACTACCCGATCCCGGCGCACGGACTGTGTCAACCAATGTGCCACCTGCATACTCTGAAGTGAATGAGCTTGGTTGTAAATACAATGTGGTTAAGGTTCTACCTAATGTCTTAATAAGTTTACCGCCAGATGTGTAACTTGTGAGACCGCTAGAATCAAAATCATCTAACTCAAATGTATCAGAATCAACAACTGTGACTGTAAATGACTTACCGTTTATACGACTGACAGAATACTCTTCCAATCCCACAACATCGTAAATATAGACACTATCACCAGTTGTTAAACCATGGCCTGTTGAAGTAACCACAGCAGGATCAGCGGATGTAATATTTGTTATAGATAGTTCCGCTGTATTTGTTGTGTAGTAGTATGTATCAGAATCTAACCACACAGAAAACGGAACACTATACTCTTCTGTTTTTGTCAAACTAAAATCAAGAACGTAATGTAACTCATCGTCACCTTGTACATTACTTGGGACAGTTACAGTTGTCGAACCTTGAGTAGCTGTATCAGAATGACCAGTCACACCGTAGTTGTCCAGATTGTAATTATAAGTGGTAGCAGTTTTAACTGTCAGCCCATATGAATTATATTGATCGTTATAATCGAACCCTGACTTAACAACAAAGTCCTGTCCTGTGGCCCCAATGACTGTCATAGACAGACGCTTGAGTATTTTTGTTTGTGACGGCGCACCAAGATCAAAGTAGTTTGTAAAGTACACCATACGATACGACTCACCGTTGTCTTGGTAGCCTGCATAACGAGCAAGACCATCAGCATGAGTCATATATATCTCACCATCAAACCCAAGCCAGTCAGTAAACTCCATGTTGTTCCAGATGGTTACACGAGCACTGCCGTCTTGTAATGGCCCCCTCATGTCAAAACAATACACTTGCTTAGTTGTTGGGAATGCAAGTAAGTAAAATGCGTTTGTTGCTGAGTAGGCTGACTTAATGTTAGCAGGTGTCTCAGACTCAATTAACTGTACAAGATCATCACGCACGTTTCTTGACAAGTCACGCATTGGTGTTGACTTCTCTTGGATGACTCGACCTAACGACATCAAACCTGAGTCAGACAGGAATAAAATATCTGTACCTGTGTTTTGTAAACTGTCTCTTGCAATACAACCAACACCGTTGATCACTTCTACTAATTGTAGTGTAGTAGGGTCAAGGTATGTTTGAGCAGTATCGCTGTCACCAAAGATAATAATGTTGTTTTTACAGAAGACAATCAAGAAACCATTGTGTGCACCTAATGCAATAATCTCATCATTACCATTGACAAGAATACTTGAAATATCTAATGATCCTGCAGTGCCTGAACTCCAGTCTGAGCCATCTAACAAATCAGACCAATACACGGTTGTTTTATTAGTAGCTGTATTAGCAACCCAAAGGCGACCATAAGCTGATAATGCCGCATTTGCTTCTGGTGGTACATCATGATACCACGCCGCAGTAATTGTTCCTGTAGCAGGACTTGATGTTGAGTTAGGTAATGTATAGGTGTAAGTGTTTGCGCCAGTAACAGTAATGGTAAACGTACCGTTGTACTCTGTTTCAGTTGCACCGCTAATGGTTATTTGATCACCTGTAGTAAACCCGTGTGATGTGTGTGTGACAGTAGCAGTAGTTGATGCAGATGTAATTGTTACAGTTGCTGTGCTTAAGGCTTGACTAATGTCTTTTACTTCACCACTAAGTGTGTCAAAGTATAGTGGCTCATAACCAGATTGGAACAAGTAAGCTCTATCATTTAATGTCACAGCCTGCCAGTTACCTTCAGTAATCGACTGTGACCCTGAGTAGGTAACTGCTGTTAGTGTGCCTGCAGAGTAGATGTAAAAGTTCGTATCTGACCATGCACCAAAGTATTCAGCGGCATCAATATCAACAAATCGATGCATCCCTTGAAGACCAACACCAGTAGACTCGTCTAAAAATACCCATCCTTTACGAGCACCTAAACGTCCAAACTTATCAATTACGCAGTTGGTAGCTTGTAATGCAAAGCCAGACTCAAGCGTAATACCAGACTCTTGGGTGTTTAATCCAAAGAAGCCCGGTGCGGCAATACTAGCTGACTGTAGGAGCTTGGTCATACGGTATACCAGATTGTTTCTTCAGGATGTTTAGCGGCATCAAGTGCAATAGCGTCTGACATAAACCGTTGTGCAGTATTGTACGCTGACATACCTGCAACACCTCCGTCTTCTCCACGCTCCTCTACTGCTTTAGCATATGCCAAATGTATAACAGGTTGAGACGGAATGGTTAAGGTATCTGAATCTGTGGATAACTCTGCAGTTCGTTTAATCACATTAAACCGTAACGTATAGACGCCATTTGGAATTGGATACAGATCAATCAAAGTGTCACCATCAGATGACACTCCGTTAAATGAGTAGTACCTTGGTGACTCACGAGAAGGGGTAGAGTTTAAAAACAAATTATTCATCTCGTGTGCTTCTTTGTACTGCAAGAAGAAATTGTCAGAGTCGTTTAAAGCATCAATAACAGTAAGACGGTTTTGTGTGCCGTTAAGCTCATAGTTAAATGTGTCAGCTACTGTTGTTACCGTTAGTGTCTCACGTAAAGCAGACCACGCCCATGCATTTTCTACTTCTTCCTTAGCATCGTTAATTAAAATACTAATCAACGTAGAGTAAGCCGTTTCTTCAACAGTAGAAACAGTACGCTCCCTAAGACGCTTAAGAACATTATTGACAAGTTGTAAGTATGTCATGAGAGTACCTTAGTGTATATATGTATTAGTATACCACATTTTGACTAAAAAGTCAAGTGTTACCATTTTTTACATGACCAATAACGAGCAGTTAGCTTACTTGGTGGGCTAGTGTCACACTTGTGACGAGCCCTAAAGCTCTTACGACGAGCAGGTTGGTCTTTCTTGATCGTCATATTAGGATCACCAAAA